TTAGTCCCAATGTTCCCCGTCTTTGGGGTATAATTCCAAAATATCATAAAAGTTTGGAATATCTGCAATCTGCTTTCCATCTTTTAACGCCGTCAACACTCTAATCTTTTCATCCAGTAGTTCATCACTGTCTAAATCAAAAAATTGTGTCATTGTAGGTGGAAAATCAACTTCTAAAAACAACTGTCTGACCTTGATACCCTTTTCATCTTTCATATACTCTGCAAATTCTTTCTTTAATTCTTCCGGGGCATCCTCTGTCAGATGCCAGTTGTCAGGTTCAGGGACAAAATAAGGACTGTCCCAATATGAAGGCATTGATTGTGACATATTATTTCACCCCTTTTTTATTTGCCTTAATAATATCATCTTTCAAGCCAAAACAAAAGTCCCTGATCTGCACCAAGGACTTTTGCATTTCCTGTGTTTTATCCTATCCTATCCACAACAATGAAGCGTTGACCTTCTTGCTGTCTTATCAGAATGACACCATCACCGACAGCCAAGCCATTGTGTACGGTGACTTCAATCGTTCCGACAGCGTGAACGTGTGACGGGGAAACGGGTGCTGTCCCTGAATTTACATCCCCGGTATAGTAATAATTCTTGATATTCCCCGCCGTTATCTTAGTTTTGAAATCTGTCACGTTCCTTGAAAGAATCAACTGTTTTTCACCCAGTATCATCTTCTGTTCAACATTGATTTTCAGCGGTGAAGCACTCACCACTTTACCAAAATACACATTTACGGGTTTTGTTGATTCCATGGCATCAATCGCTGCCTGATGTACTTTTTTTACAATTCCATTTGCATCCATCTTTTATTTTGCCCCTTCCGTTATAGATTCTATTGCTTCACCCATTGCATCATCTAATGCAGTGATAAAACCATCAAGGTCAGTATCAGATGAAACATTATTGTTGTTTGTTTGGTTGATAGTTACTTCTGCGGTTGTGAATCTGTTAATTGCTTCTTGCTCTGCAATGTCACGCAAATACTTCAATTCATCCTCTGATACTTCCAAAGAATCCTTGATTTTGCCTGTGTTATCGTCAATGTTTCCAATGCTGTCACCCACGCCTGAATTTGCTATTGCATCATTGAACCCTGATGTGTAATCACCCACATTAGGAATATCTGTCTGACCAAATACATCCGACAGACTAAAGTTTGAAACCTTATCAGCAATACCGTCACCCCATGCTGCACCCGCATTGAACGCATCTGATGCCCAACCGTCCTGAAATGCATCAAAGGTTGTAAAACCTTCATTGAACGCATCACTGATTGACTGGTAATCTTCTTTGTTTCCGGCTGCTTCACTTGCTTTGGCTGCATAGTCATCCGCTGCGGATGAAATGCCTGAATAGTCAAATTCAACAAACGGTAACTTATTCAGTGCTGAACAAATACCCTCAATGACTGAAAGTGCCGTGCTTAACAGGTTGTAAAACCATGACTGAACAGAACAGATTGCATTGTGAAATGCCGTCATCATATTGGATGCAAGTGCTGCAATGGCGTTTCCAATACCCAAGGCAATGTTTGCCACGGTTAGACCCAAATTCTTGAAGAACTGAATCACTACGTTCACACCACCAGTAATCACACCGAACCCTGAATTTGCAATACCTGTCATTTTTGCTATTGCTGAACATACCGCCATAATTACCGCAATCAATGCAATAATCAGCACGATAATCCAAACGACAGGACACGCATACAATGCACCGTTATAACCCATCTGTGCAGCAGTTGCAGCCATTGTCTGACCTGTAAGTGCTGCCATAACACCGATTTTTGCAGACATTGCCACTGAATGAATTGCTGTTGCAGCTGCGGATGCAATTTCTATTCCCTTCACAATGCCAAGGTATGCTGCATATACAGCCAGTGCAGCAATGACACCGTAAATGATCGGACTGATAACAGACCAATTATCCGCAATGAACCCGCCAACAGTTCCGATCAAGTCAAAAATATTCAGTACAACATTTGAAATGACTGCCATTGCTTCAATCACACCATTAGCAAAATTTTGAACAACTGTACTATTTGCAAAGTCATTTATTCTTTGCAATACAGGTTGAAACGCAACTAATGCTGCATTTTTTATATTTTGCCAAATATCTGACCATGTTAACGGTAACGTCGCAAATGCTGCATTGGTTTCGTCTGCTGCTCCAAGCATTGCTGCAATGATAATATCAGAGGTAACCTGACCATCTGCTGCAAGGTCTTTAATTTCACCTTGCGCAACACCCATATAATCAGCAATAGTCTGAATTACCATTGAACCGTTTTCCATGACAGAAGTAAGTTCATCACCGTTCAATGTTCCTTTTGCTAAAGACTGTGTAAGCTGCAACATTGCAGAACTTGCTTCCTCTGTGGATGCTCCTGACAACTTCATCTGTTTATTTAACTGATTGGCAAATGCAACTATTTCTGCTGAACTGCTGAACGTATCACCCGCAAGTGTTCCAAGTTTAGCAACATTAGATGCCATATCCCCAAATGAACCTCTTGCGTCCTGTGCTGCTGCATATACCATGTTGGTCAGTTCCTGTGTGGATTGCAGATTGTCATTCATCAGATTCAGCCTTGCTGTTGTGCTTGCAAGTTCGTCTGAAATGTTCAGTGCTTTCCCAACTGTCTGAATACTGACATAGGCTGCAACCGCCCGTTTGATGGTATTGGTCAATTCATTTGCCTGTTGTGTTCCGGCTGAAATTTCCTGATTAAAACGCCCCTGTTCATCCACATTGTCACGGATGTACCTTTCTGTGTTGCCAACGGTCTGTGACAAACGCAAATAGGCATCATTGGCAGCAGAAACATCCATGTTCTGCATTGCCTGATTCAGTGAATTTTGTTCCTGAATAGCCTGATTCAACTGCATACGCAACTGTTCCAGTTCTGCATTTGCATTGTCTGCCCCAACATTTACCGGGTTGTTCTCAATCTGCTGAATCCGCTGTTGAATTGCAGATAACCGCTGTTGCATGGTGTTCATATCCTGAACTGCCGCATCCGGCAGTATATCCATTCCCTGTGCGGTCTGTGAAATCCTTGCCTGTGTGGTGTTCAGTGTGTTCAACATATCGTTTGCACTCTGAACTTCTTGCTGAAATCGTTCAACACCTGTTCCTGTGAAAACTTCTAAATTATCTGATTCCCACTGAATAGGTACGTTGACGGGTTCCGGGGGTGCGTTTGGCTGAATTTCAGGTCTGATTGGTTCAGGATTTTCAACCAAAGGGTCAGGAAGTACCGGGTTCACATCCACGTTAATCACCTGACCGTTTCCCCCATCCACAACAGGCGGTGCAATATCAGGTTGCTGACCGACTGCTGCATTTAATTCATCAACTGCATCAGCCATTTGTTCAACTTCATTCCGTGCTGTTTCAAGACTGCCTGTATCAACATCAGCATTCATTGACTGTGATAGATCATCAAGACTAGAAACAGCCATATTGACTGAATCAATAATTGCATACATTACACCTGAAAAATTATCTTGTAATTCAATACCTGTTTGAATGGATGACATTCATTCACCTTCTTTCTAAAAATTTCTTTGCTTTACTTTTGAATTTATCTAAAAATGTCGGCTTGGGTTGGCTTGCGATATATTCAGCCTTAACACACCGTCTTTTTATTTCCCACTCCAACACATTAAGATACATTTTTACATAGGCATCAGGCTTTTCAACCTTCTGCATTTTCTGTTGTGCATATTCCAGTTGTTCATCTGTATGCCCCATAACACGCAACAGCATCTTTCTTGTGATCTCATACGCCGGGGCAGCGGTATTCAACACCAAAATCCCCTGATCTGTTAGAAAAATTTCCTTGTCCGGGGTAGTTCCCGGCAACAGGGTCAGTTCTTTGATGAATCCGGCTTGAACATGATACTGGTTGACACACCAAAGATTTTCATTCACAACTTCAATGTTCCTGTTCATGCTTGTCCCCTGTTCCGATCAATGCATCAACTTCTGCAATGATCTTCTGTAATTTGCTGATATATGGTCTTAATAACTGCTGACAGTAAACAGAATTTTTGATGTGCTTCTGATATTTTCCGCTTGCCTGTTTCAATTTCAGCAGTTGGAATTGAATTGTTTCCATGATGACTGAACTTTGTTCAATGGCTGTTTTTCTTTCAGGTGTCACCCAGTCCTTTGTGATTGTCCCGGTTGTATTCTGCTGCACTATGTTCATCAGGCGTTCAGCCTGAATTGAATACCCAAGGCATACATTTTCAAACCGTTCCTGATTATCCATGAAAAGAAAATTGTTCACCTTGACGGGTTTCACTGGTTTATTCATAAAATATCTTTTTTCCCTGTTTTCTGCATGTTTCAGTTCCTTCCTGTTATGGCGTACTGTTTTCATCATTTCTTTGCCCTTTCTGACCTCATATAACCGCCATATAGCAATTATTTGTTGTCCTGTGCTGAATTGTCTGCCTGTAATATTTCAATCGCGCTTTGAAGCAGTCCAATCAATTCCTGATTTCCTTTATTGGCTGCCAAATCAATGCTAACGGTCTTACCTATGCGCTTCTGACCATCCTTGTCTGTGAACTGCGGTTTTGATACCGCCAATCGCTGACCATTGCGATATAAACGAAATTCACCGCTTATCACAGTTACTAAATCCGGCTGTTCTGTTTCATAGAATTTATTCATATTCTGTATTTCCTTTCCGTTCAAATAAGAGTGCAACATTTCCCATATTCAAATACACCCCGGACTATCCACAAAAGTCCGGGGTATTTTATCAAAAATTATACTGTTGCCTGATAGTAAATAGCCTTTGCCTTGTTCTCAAGTACAAAAGAATCATAGGCAATTCTACCTTCTACCAATGAACCACTGATACCTGGTGCATCTTCATGTACCTTGTATTCGCTTAATTTTGTCGGTGATACAGTTGCACAAGGGTGTGCGACCATAAAACCAAATTTCTTTGGTAATCTTGTAGCCGGAACTTTTACAACTAGTGCCCCGTCGATCATAGCCACAACGCCCTTTAATCTCAAATCATTACCAATGTCTGTTTCCATGATAATGTCCTTGCACTGCTTAATCAGAAGATATGTGTCAGGCGTAACAACAATAATTCTTCCATTTTCCGACACTTCTGCATTATCCAATGCAGTATTCGCCTTTAAGATTTCTGTGCAAATATTTTCTTTTGTAAGTTCAACCGCTGTTGGCTTAATTCCCGCACCAGTACACATTTTTGAATAAGTGTGAGTATCTACTTCAGGAATAACTTTCTCACGCAACTGTCTTGAAAGTGCAGTGCTTGCCTTTAATACACCGCCTGTTTCGTTTTCATCCAATTTGTCGATTGCAAATGTGAATGATCTGTCTTTGCTAAGTGTAAATTCCTCTGTTGTGGCATCCAATCCCTGAATCACTCCATATCTTGACTGATTTCCTGAACTACCGTCTCTGTCATAGTCTGACATTTCAGCCGTAGACACCTTATACACTTTTACTGTCTTTGCACCATCAAATTCAAAGTCTTTATTTGTCAGTAATGATGTTTTACTTTCCGTAGTAAACATTTCATCTACATACGGTAAAAATTTGGTTACTAAATTGATAACTGCCATAGTTTAACGCTTCCTTTCTTTTCGTCAGCGAAGCCCCATAGCCTTTCTAATATTAAGATCGTCTGCATCCCCATCTCCCGCATTTACTGGGGATGTTGGTACACCCGGTGTGAAACTCTTAAATTGTATTGACTTAGTTGCATTCGCTTTATACTCATTAAATACTGTTTCTATTGTTGAAATGCTCTTTTTCAATGTTTCTTCATCCTTACAGTTCAGAGCATCAAATAACTGTACAGGTAGTCCTTTTTCTGATAACATTTCCTTTGTAGACATATGAAGTTCACGCTGCGCAAGTTCCTGTTCCCTTTTTGCAAAATCTGCATCACCGTTATTCTTTGACTTTTCTTTTGCAAGTCTTTCCTGAACAATACGGTTCACATCTTCCTGTGTAAAGGTTTTTTCCCCTGTTTCCTGACTGGTTGCCGGGTCTGCATTCTGATTCATGTTTTTTTCTTCCATGATTTTCTCCCTTCTTTTTACGTCAGAAGTTGACTAAATTTACCAAACAAAAAAGGCATGAGCATAACTGACCAATCAATCAAAAAATCAGTTATTCCCATGCCTTAACAATCCAAAATTAAAGCTAACACTACATCAAGAAAACAGTTAAAATCATGTAGTGCGGTACTCATGCCGTTATTCTGTTGTATATATTATTATACTATATTTAATGGTTGCAGTCAATAAATACAGCTTATTTTGTATATTCTTTAGGTTTAGGGATAGTTAAAACAGTATGCAAAAAACCATCTTTTGGTGCTGTTTCTTTTACTTTGGCATCAGGGAAAAGTTTTTTCACTATTGCTTCATGTTTTGCCTTTTTCTCTTTTTCATTTTCTGCATATGTAACTTTAATTTTCATCTTCATCATCCTTTCTGTCAGGGTTTCAACAGTGTAACCATTGCGAAACCCAAACCATGAAATACCGCTATTTTCCTATGTTTCCAGTCATCCGGCAGCAGTTAAAACCACCATTTGCCACCCTGATGCCGTCCAAAACATCAGTTATCTTCATTTTCATTTAGAATACGCTCTAATTCAGCAATCTTCTTTTCCTGATCGTCAACCCTGATACCGCTTAAAATCACGTTACACGTTGCTGTGATGCTATTAGCGGTCTTGGTATCAATTTCCCCCTTATAGGTCATATTGGCAACCTTTGCCAGTGCTTTTCTGATATTGTCCGGGGTATCAAGTTTCAAATTTCTTTTTGCCATTCTATTCACCTTCTTTCAGATCATCACCTACATGATCGTATGCCACACCATCAGCATCATCAGATAATTCATTTTCACCGTAAATTATTACCGCATGATATGGTTTATCACCACAAAATTCATCTAATTCCATTGAAACCCTATCAGCAATTTCTTTGTCAGGTACAACAAACGGAAGAAATACTTTAATTCTATTAGTTACCTTTCTTGCTTTCATAAGCAATCTATCAATTTTTTTCATCTAATTCACCCCTTAACTGCTGCACCTTATTCATCAGCCAACTATGAAATCCCGGTGATTCATACTGTTCTTTACTAATGCCTAACTCTATTCTAAGTTGTTCAATTCGATTGTCTAATTCTTCATCTGTCATGTTCCTAAGTCGTTCTTTTCTTTTGATCTCACTGATTTCTTGCGCTTTTATCAATAATTTCTCTACCCTGTTCATGTATCGTTTACCTTCTTTCTTCCACATATAGGGGGTATATATAACAGAATCCCTTTATTTTCCTATGTTTCAGGGACTTTTTCACGGCAAAACCGTATATAAAAAGCCTTTGTTTTAATGCCATTTCTTGCATTTTGGTATCTAAAAACCGCCATTTTATAATGCAGTTACTTCCGGGTGCATCTGATAGCAAACTTGACAACATCCGTGATATTCAGATCACAATTCACATCAAATCTTTCACTTCTTCCCTGTAATTCCATCAGTTTATTCACCAACAGAATGAAACTAACACGTTCCACCCAAGAATCTTGTAACAATGTTTCAACCTTGTCATGCAGTGCCGGACTTCCAAGCAGCAAATTATATTCACCATTATCTGCTACCACCTTCACCCGGACTTCATCAGCATTAAGATAATCACCTTTTACATCCCATTCAACACTTGATATTTCCTTGATTTTTCTAACTTTTTCAATAAACTGTTCACCTGTCATCTTCCGTCAATCCTTTCTGTTCACTGGTAGCAAAAGGTAGCAGAGTAGCAAATAATTCTTATTTTATTTATTTTTTCTTTTTTACTATCTATAACTGATTAAAAAATATTAAAATAATAAAGAAGTTTGAAGTATTTGCTACCATTTGCTACCGCCTTATTTTATGCGGTTTTTGTTGCTACCTTATTTGTTACTATTCGCTACCTTCTGCTACTTTCACGTACATTCTTACGTTTTTACCGCTGATCTTCTTCTGTTTACTTTCAACACCAAACAGGCTTTTCAGGGTTCTTCCAAACACTGTATTGCTTTCCGGCTGAAAATTGTTTTCTGCACAATACACCTGATACCTTTTATAAATTGCCGTTGCTGTTTCCCTGAAAATATAATCAGCACCATCCTGTTCATTGCATTCCCGGAAAAATCCCTTTACAGGATTATTGAAATCTTCATATTCTTCAATTTCCTTCTGTACCTTCTTTGATTCAGTAAAATGATTATTTTTTACCACCCTTTGCAATCCGGTAATACCAACTTTTATCAGATATTCAACTGATGCAGTTTGTGTCAGATCACTTTTTATGTTAGGGTTGTAATCTGCATCTGATTCACTGAACCGTGCATTGAATGGAATAATAACCAAACGCCTAAGTACCGCCCCGGTCTTGTCCTTGATTCTTGGCATATTGTTAGCAGAAAAAATTAGTTTAACATAAGGGTTAAACTCAAACGGGTCTTGTCCCTTCTTTTCCACCTGTATTCTTCCCCCGTCAGTGATCTTCTTAAAAAGGGATGCATCCGGGACAAATTCATCAGATATATCATCACCGATATTAGCCAGTTTCCCATGCATTGACGCCTTGCTGAATCTGTCCCCCAAGTTCTTCAAATCCAGTGATGCAACATTATGTTCACCAAGCAGCACTGTCAGGACTTTCAGAAATGTACTTTTACCGTTTGACTTGTCACCTGTCAGGATGAACGCCTTGTTGAAGGTGTTTGCTCTGTAAAAGCAGTAACCAATACATTCTTCCAACAATGCCCTGATTGCTGCATCACCACACGCTAACTTGTTCAGGGTGCTATCTGCCAGTTCAGAATAGGCATCCGGCTTGTAGTCCCAAGGAATCTTGTTAGTAATAACAATGTCCGTGCTGAATGGTTTCAGTTCCCCGGTTACAAGGTCATATACACCATTGTTGAAAGCAATCAGGTTTGCATCTGACTGTTCTTTTTCTTCTGTCATGTCATACATATAATCAATAACTTCTGTCTTTTGGCTTTTCTTAATGTTCGGAATATATGAACGCATCACCCCGGCAATCACATTCAGATCACTGCAATATATCCCATCCTTGTATATGTGCAACTGCCCGTTGATCTTCACTATATGATGGTTGTTAATCATGTAGTTGGCAAACTTGTCAAACAGGAATGTGCTGCCAAGGAAAAAAACAGGTTTCTGAAAAGCATCATCACGCAAGATCACTTCCAGTTCATCATCTGA